TTTGCTGTACGTCATGATTGTAAAAATAAAACAGATAGAACTAAAGCTTCTTATTGGTCATGTCGTTTACCTCGATATGCTAAATTATTAGGTTTTAAAACAACATTTAGTGGATTCTGGTAAACCATATATTGATTCAGAAATAACAGAAGAATACGTTATAAGAGAGTTCGATGAGAATGTAGATCCCATCGAACTTCTCTGGCATCGTGATAATGAACATAGAACATTATATCTCCAGGGTAAAACTGATTGGAAAATTCAATTAGAGGATGAATTACCTACTACGTTTACTCCTCCAATATTTATACCAAAACACAAATACCATCGTTTAATTAAAGGAACAGGTAAGTTACGACTAAAAATTTATAAATTTTAATGTTATGATTACTAAATCAAATTTCTTTATTATTATTATATTGGTGTTAATAGGTGTAATTGTTGTTCAACAGTGTACGTCTGGAGGAGATAGCGATAAACCATTAGTAAACGTGGATGGTAAAAACTATGAATTGTTAAAACATAAAATCGATACTGTTGTTATAGATCGCTTTAAAACTAAATACGTTAAAGGTTCAGATATATATCATGAAACTATAGTTGAAAAAGAAAAACGTGTTGAAGTACCTGTTTATTTAAAAGGCGATACTATTAGAATAGTACAAGAATACAATAAAAAAGTATTATATAAAGACAAATTAGTGTTAGATAATAATTTAGGTATTATTGAATTAACTGATACTATATCGATGAATAAAATTATTGGTCGTAAATGGAGTGCTCAAATTAAAGAACGTACTATAACCGATACTAAAATAGTAAAAGAATTACCTCGTAACCAAGTATATGCTGGTATATCAGGTATAGTTGGAAATCAAAATGTATTAGTAGGTCCACAAATATCACTGAAGACGAAAAAAGACAATATTTATGGTCTGAACATATATGTTGACAACAATTTAAATAAATATATTGGAGTTAACTTAGCTTGGAAAATAAAACTTAAAAAATAATGACTCAGAAAGAACAATTGCGTATCATGGTTAAACAAATGATCGCAGAATCAATGTCCGATCGTATTGCTAAAATTCATGAAGCAGGCGATATTGCTGCAAACGAAGCTAAAATGGTTAAAATTGACCAAGAAGCTAAAAAAGCAAATAGTGTAAAAGAATTAATGAATAAAGTTAACCTATCTCATTACATTGGTGAAAAATTAGCATCTAAAGTAATGGAAGAGATGGATAAATCAATACAAGAATATGAAGGTGCTCGATTGGAACTTGAGGAAAAAATGTCTGGACCTAAAGACGATAATAAAAAAGGTAAGAAAAAAGGTGGAAAGGATGCTAAAAAAGCAGACAAAGAAGATAAATCCGACGAAGATAAAGAAGAAGTTTTAGAAGTTGATATTGACGCTGCTCAATTATAATAATGACTAAAAAAGAATTAGCAGATAAGGTTAGAGCAGCTGCTCGTAACATCGCGTCTCGGGCTGATATGCCTGAGACCGATACACCTATGTCATTTAAATATTCTGAAATGTTGTATAAGTTTCCTAAATTAGAGGAAACATTAGTTAGATTATTATCTAATGAATTTACATCGTTTATAGAAAACATTGAATGGGTTGCTCCTCGTCCTACTACATTTAAAGTTATATTAAAGAATTTCAATCAATTCTATTTAATATGGAATGGAGATGAATTTACTGCTCGTGTAGCAGGTACTCAATATAATTTAGCATCTGTAGGAAATGAAGAACGTGCTATCAAAGCTATTCAAGAATTATTAATTACAGGTCCTATTAATCCTGATAAAGGAGCTGCTACTCCATCTCAGAATTTAACTCCTGCTGAAGAAACACCTGAAGAAACTCCAGTAGAAACACCTGCAGAAGCATAATGAATGTTATAACTAAGTTTTTAGACCAATACTCGTATCGTTTTTCCAAAGGATATCCTGATTTAACTGATCCCGCAGATAAAAAATTATTACGGGAACTTTTATCTGAAATAGGTATTAATGAAGCTGAGGAAAATAAATCTTCCTCATTTGATGCTTTACTTAAATCAAAAACTAGTTTAAGAGAAGAAACAAAAAATAAATTATCTTCAGCTTTATCAGATGATGAAAAACAAAAGATAGTTAGTAATGCTTCAAACGATATTATAAAAACTATCTCGTTTTTAAATAGCAATCCTGAAATTATTAAAAATACATTTGATATTAAAGAAGGTGATATGGGTAGAGGTGAAGTAACCTTAATCATAGCCTCTTTAGATGGTCAAAAAATTGCTAAAAAAGGCGAATTAGGTGATGTTAATGTTGGGGGTAAATCATATGAATTAAAAGAAGCAAATGATAAACTTCCTATTAGAGCTGGAGGTACATTTAGAAGTCCTGTTACTGCTTTAACAACAACATTATGGCTTCTTAAAGATGAAATATTTGACGGAGAAAATAAAGAAAAATATAGAGAATTATTAGGTGATGATTTATTTAGACGGTGGCAAGAATTTGGTAAAAAAGTTAAAGGCGATCAAAATAATAAACAAGTAAACTGGACATCATTTGGTAAAAAACAATTACCTCAATTAAAATCTTTTTTATCTGATTTGAGAACTAAATTTATTGAAATATCATCTTCAGATAAATTAAAACCAGAGTTTACAGTTGGTAATAAAGCATTCGATATATCTCCTGAAGATTTAGAAAAAATACAAAAAGCAGATATTAATCAAAGTATTTCTATATCAGGTAAAATAATTCCTGCTGCTGGTGATTATGAAGAAATTCAACGTTTTAGAGGTGTTATTAAAACTTTATTAGGTAGAAATATATTTAATTTAAGTGGTGATGAAATAGATGATAATATTAAAAAATCATTTATTGAAGAATTAGATGGCGGGTTAGTAATGGTAAGTGATAATAAATTTGAATTAGTAACTGAAGATGAATTCATCAGAACTTTTGATTTTATAGGAATTACACAAGGTAATAGACCTCAATTCTCACCTAAAGGAGTAGAAACTATAGACGAAGAGTACGAATTTTAAAAACATACAGAACGATTCATAGTCGTTCGACTTAATATTAAAAATGGATCTGTGGCCCAATCGTAAGATTGGGCCTTTCCTAATTACATTTAAAAGCAATTTAAAATTTATTATGGACAAAAAAATTATAATCGTAGGTGCTGGAGTAGCGGGTATTAACGCGGCTACTAAATTAGTGGATAATGGATATCCAGGTGAATTAATCAAAATCATTGATAAAGGAAATGACCCACACAATCGTTTACCTGAAGAAGTAATGACAGGTATGTTAGGTGCTGGTGGATGGTCAGATGGTAAATTAACTTATCATACCGAAATCGGTGGTCAGTTATCAAAATATTGTGGTGAAGAGAAGGCAATGGAATTGATGAAGCAAGTAGTAGACAATTTTACTCGTTTTCATCCAAAACCAGACGAAATATTTATGTCTGATCCTATTGCTGAACCAGATTTTATCAAACCATATTTTGGATTACGTTTATTTCCAGTATGGCATATTGGTTCAAATTATTTGCATGAAATTGCTAAAGCGTGGTATTCATATTTAACTGATAAAGGTGTTAAATTTAAATGGAATCATGAAGTAACTAAAATCGAGTTTGAACAAAGTAATATCTATGTATTAGACGATCCTACTTCTAAAATAGGTGGGTGGATGAATTATGACGAATTAATATTTGCAGTAGGTAAATCAGGTATTGACTTTGCTCAAAAATTAGCCGACGACTATGAATTACCTAATGAACCTAAATCAGTACAAATTGGTGTTCGATTCGAGGCGCCACAAAAATATTTTCAAAAATTAATCGATATCAGCTATGATTTCAAACTTTATCAGAAATTCGATAACGTATCTCTTCGTAGTTTCTGCACTAACAATAACGCTGCTTATGTGGCCGTTGAGGAAACTTATGGTGATGTTACTTACAATGGTCATGCGAAAAAAGGGGAACAATTCCGGAACAATATGACTAACTTTGGTATCCTAATGGAAATTAAGGGTATCGAAGATCCATTTGCTTGGAGTAGAAATGTAGTACAAACCCTACAAAAACACGGAACTGGATTGTATTATTCACCATCTAGAACTCCATCTACAACATCAGAAGGTAATGATGTATCAGCTACTCGAATTAGTTTAGATACACTTGCTCATGTAGTTGAACCTGCACTTGATGGATATTTTAAATATATTTGGGATTTTATTCAAGATATGAAACAAGTATTCCCTGAAATGGGTGATGATTGGGGAATGTACATTCCTGAAGTTAAGTACTTATCACCTGAACCATTAGTTAATTACCATGATTTATCATTGAATGATTATCCTAATGTACACTTTGTAGGTGATGCATTATCAGCTCGTGGAATTACAGTATCAGGCGCACATGGTATTTATGTTGCTGAAAAGCTTATTCAAAGAGATATATTAGAACAAATAACAGGAATAGAGTAAAATATTTGTTTCTTAATTATATTTATATTAAACAAACATTAATATTATGAAATCAGAAAGACGGGGTAGACCCAAAAATCGTGAAACGTTAATTACTGAAGGTGTGATCCAACCACAAAAACGTAAGTATACTCGTGAATTTAATCATGCAGATGGTACGAGAGATGTATGGACATACGATCTAGACAAAAACCCATCCGGACCTATATCGGTAGAATGTTTTTATCCTAAGGGATATAATCATATTCTTGATTATACTCATAGAGATAATCATTGGATTCCTGTTGCTCATAGAACATACATCAATCCAAAGAATGGTAAAGAAGTTAGTCACAATAAAGCATTAACATTAGGTTTAGCACGATGAAAATAGGTTTAGCAGGTACAATGTCTGTAGGTAAAACTACATTGGTTAAAGCATTATTAGAATTAGATGAGTTTAAGGATTATACTGGGTGTGTTGAACGATCTAAATATTTAAGTGATTTAGGTATCCCATTAAATACTGACTCTAGTGTTAAAGGTCAGTTGGTTTTTATTGCTGAACGTGCGAGTGAATTATTTAATGATAATCTATTAACTGACAGAACAGTATATGATGTTTGTGCATTTACTAAAGAAGCTAAGTCGATT